AGATTTGAGCTTTGAAACGCGCGACGAACTGGCTCGTCTGGCTCGCACGCTGGCTGAAAACCCAGATACCCGTAAGGATTTTCTGCGGTTAACCAAGAAGGCGCAGCCGGGCCTTAACATTCCTGAACTGGAAATTGACGAGTCTATGTATCGGGTTGCGTCCGCTGCTGAAGCTCGCATTCAGACGCTGGAAGCCAAACTTCAAGAGAAAGACGCTCTTGCTGAACTTTCACGCCGCCGTCAAGAATTGATGAAAGCCGGCAAAATTCGCAGCGAAGATGAAATCCAAGAAGTGGAGAAGGTGATGCTTGAGAAAGGCATTACCAACCACGAAACGGCGGCGGATTACCACCGCTGGATGAAGGAAGCAGCCGCTCCCACGGCATCGTCCTTCAACATGAATGTGCTGGACGGCAAAGCGCGCGATACTCTCCAGTCTTACTGGAAGAATCCGCAACGTGCAGCGCGTGACGAAGCGTTCAAGGCTCTTGCGGAACTGCGCAACCCGCGCCGTCCCATTGGTCTCTGATGCGGTATCAACAGTAGTTAGGAGAAAGACATGCCAATTGGTGGTGGTATTCTCCCCGCATCGGGGAGCACGCAGTACACAGAACTGACCTACCTTACTCGTAGGGCGTTCATTCCGAAACTTGTTGTCCAAATTTACAACAGCACCCCGCTTATGGCGGCGCTGATTGCAAACAGCCAGCAGGCCACGGGCGGTGTTTCGTCCGTTACCGTGCCGGTGCAGGGCAGCCAGTTTATCAACGCGCAGTGGTCGGACTATTCCGGTTCGTTCACTCAGCCTGCGGTGCAGCAGGGCGCGTACAACGCTGAGTTTAACCTCAAGCTGATGATCGCCCCGGTGCCGTTCCTTGGTATGGAAGGCGCTGTGCAGCAGGATCACGCAATTATCCCGCTGATCGAAGCGCGCATGAATGACGCTACCAACGTCATGATGGATGGTATGGCTACGGCGCTGTACAACAACACCACCAACACCCAGCAGTTTATTGGTCTGCCGGGCGCGGTGGATGACGGTACCACGCTGGGCACCTACGGCAACATTGCCCGCTCTACCTCGGTTAATACCTGGTGGCGCTCCAAGGTGTACGCGGCTGGTTCGGTCAACCCGACCCGTCAGAACGTGCTCCAGTACATTAGCGGTACGGTCAAAAACGGCGCGGAAGTGCCGACTTTCGGCGTGTGCGGCTTTGGCACTTGGACCCTGTTGGCGCAGGATTACGTTGGTCAGGAGCAGTACGTCATTACGCCGGGTTCCGGCTTTGACGGCGATGCCAATGGCCCGCAGGCTGCGTTCCGCGCGCTCATGGTTGCCGGTGTGCCGATCTATCCCGATCCGTACTGCCCCGAAGGCACCATGTACTTCCTGAACACCAACTACCTGTCGTTGTACATCCACGATCAGGGTTCGTTTGTGTTCACGGGCTTTGAGTCCACCCTGCCTAACTGGCAGATTGGTTATGTCGGTGCCGTGCTCATGATTGCGGAGTTGGTGAACACCAAGCCTCGCGCCATGACCAAGGTTACTGGCTATAACGCTCTAACGATCTAAGGAGGCAGAACAATGGCTCTCGGTCTAAACAAGATCATCGTTGCAAATGCCTCGGCTAACACGCCGGCCGCGTATTTGCAGCCTGTGACCATTTCCAGCGTCGGTGCTGGCAACGCCACCGCGATGACAAACTCTCAGTTTGTTCCGGCTGGCACTTATCTGCTGTTGCCCACGGCTAACGTCACCATTGAAGTCAACAACTACACGGGTACGGCAAATAGCTGGACCACGTTGATTGCGAACAATGTCGGCGGTGTGCTGATTTCGGACGGCTTCAACGTGCGCGCCAACGCCGTTACGGGTACTCAGAGCGTTACGCTGCTGACCGTGAACGGCGGTGGCAACGTGACCAGCGGTTCCGGTACGGCTTGGTAAAGGAGGCAACCCATGGCGTCCCCACAATACGTTGGTAACGACTTTCAGGACTCGTTCGGCAATTACCGGATGGCGTTTGTTTCCGGACAAACACTTGCCAGCACGGGCAACGCCGTGGTTAGCCTTCCCGTTTTGAACGGCGGCATTGGCAGCCCGTTTGGCAACGGCTCGTATATCATTCGGCGCATTACCGTGACTAACCCGTCTAACACGGCGGGTGGTTCGGTACCGAATATTGCGACCGCTAACGTGGTGGTGTTTACGTCTAACGATGGCAACACCTCCAACGCTGTCACGACTTCTGGCGGTCAAACGCTGGGCAACGTGACCGCTGCCAACACCTGGCAGGATTTGACGCTTGCTTCTGGCGCGGCCACTACCGCTTACACGGCACCTGTGCTGTTTTTGAAGGTGGGTACGGCTGTGGCCAACTCAGCGGTGAACATTTCCGTTTATGGCGACATTGTTTCGCTATGAGCGAAGTGTGGGTGACTAACGCAACCAAAGAGACGTTTGAGGATATGTGGCATGGGGACAAGTACACGTTCCCAGCCGGCAAATCCGTCAACGTACCTTTGGAGGTTGCGCGGCACGTCTTTGGGTACGGATTGGCTGATCGCGTACCCGTGCTTGCTAGGCTAGGGTGGGCGGTAACGTCTAATGACGTTCCTGCCGCCTTAAAGCGGCTAGATCGATTTGTTATTGCCACTGAGGAACCGCGCGAAGAACGGCCAAAGGTTGTTGCGCTTGTATCATGAGGTGGAGTTTAGATGGCAACGCTTTCAAGTTACATCACGCAATGCCGCAGGCTTCTGCATGATGCTAACGCCAACTTCTGGACCGATGACGAATTAACCGATTACATTAACTCTGGCCGCGAGCGGCTGGTGCGCGATACTGGTTGTCTGCGCACTATTCAAACAGAAGACACCGTAGCAAACCAAGAAGTCTATCCGTTTAGCGATTTGCCTAGCGGCATCCAAACGCTGGACATTCTCAACATCAATTTAATCTGGGGTAACACGCGCATACCGTTGCGCTACATGCCTTGGACCCAGTTCAACTCTGAGTTGCGGTTCTGGCAGAATTACTATGGCCGGCCGATTGCGTTCTCTATCTTTGGGCAGCAGTCGTTTTACCTAGGGCCGGTGCCGGATCAGGTGTACCAAATGGAGTTGGACACCATCATCCTGCCCACGGCGCTGACCACTAGCACAGCAACGGACCCGATTATCAGCCCATGGACGGACCCTGTGCCGTACTACGCCTGCCATTTGGCAAAGTTCAAAGAGCAGTCTTACGGCGAGTCTGAGATATTCCTCAACCAATACAAGGCCAAGGCTTTGTCGGTGATTAACACTTCGTTTACTCGCCGGATGCCTGACCCTTATAGCTCTCCGTATTAATATGGCCGCAGCAGAGCAGAAAAAATCCTATCAGGTTGTTAAGAACTTCAAGGGTGTAAATACCCAAGCTAACCGCACGGCCATTGATAGCGACCAATTTGCTTGGCTTGAGAATGTGCAGCCCATTGGGTTTGGCAACCTCAAAACGTTGGGCGCGCAGAGCGCCAACCTATTCACTTGGTCTGGCACGCCGTCTGCTTGCTATAGCTGCAACATCAAGAACGTTGATTACATCATAGCGTTTTTCACCAACGGTGGCGCTCAGTATTATCGGGTGGACACGGGCGCTACGGGCACGGTTGCTGCCGCGGCTAAATTTTCGGCTTCCGGCGTTCGTATTGCGCAGTGGAAAACTGATCGAATTTTAATTTTAGATACTGTGAAAGGGCTGTTTAATTGGGATGGCACTAACGTAGTATCTATTGGTTCAATTTCCGCTTATGGAATGGTTGACCGAGGTACTGGTTATACGTCTCCTCCATCGGTTGCTATTAGTGCTCCCAACGAAACTGGCGGCATTCAAGCGGTTGCTCAAGCGGTAATGACGGCCAACGGCGTAAGTGGGCTTTTGTTCACTGAGGCTGGAACGGGTTATACCTCGCCTCCTACGGTTACGTTTACGGGTGGTGGCGGCACTGGCGCAAACGCTGTGGTAAGCACACTGAGCTTTGCCAAGGGCACGGTGGGCGCTTATGTGTTGAGTGGTGGCACTGGTTATGCAGCGGCCCCTACGGTCACCATAACGGGCGGTGGAGGCACTAACGCTGCGGCCACGGCTATTGTGTCGGGCAACGCGGTTGTCAGTTTGATTTTTAGCAACAACGGCATCAACTACACCTCGCCGCCTACCATTGCGTTTAGCACGGGCGCTGCGATTGCAACGGCTGTAGCAACCACGGATAACAGCCAGGCTGTAAGCACGTTTTCTGGACGTGTGTGGGTGGCGCAGGGGCGTTCGGTCTACTACTCGGCGGCGGGCAGCTACAACGATTTTGTGAGCGTGAGCGCCGGCAACATCAACATCCAAGACGAGACGCTGCACAACAACATCACGGCGATGCTCTCGGCCAACAATTTCCTGTACATTTTTGGCGATAGCAGCATCAACGTGTTTTCGGATGTTCGTGTACAAACGAACGGCACCACGATCTTTACGAACACCAACGTTACGGCCTCGGTGGGCAGCAAGCGGGAGATGACCATCTTCCCGTATTTCCGCTCTGTGCTGTTTATGAACGACTACGGCGTTTACGCGCTGGTGGGCAGCACCACAACCAAGCTGAGCAACGAGTTAGATGCCATCTTCCCGCTGATTGACTTTACGCAGCCGGTGACGGGTGGCCAGGTGCTGATAAACAACATCCTGTGCGCGGCTTGGTCGTTTACCTACAACGATCCGTTTTCCAGCGCTCGGCAAATCCAAGCTGTGTTCTTTGACAAGCGGTGGTTCTTTACGTCGCAAGGCGCGTTGACGTATGTGACCAGCATTCCGGCAAGCGGAGTCATTAGCTTGTATGGCACCAGCAGCACGGGTCTTTTCAGGCTGTACAACAGCAGCACCGTTGGCGCTAACGTGTTGATCCGAAGCGCGCTATGGCCTATGAACGACCCGATTAGGGATAAGCAGGCACTCAAAGCAGCTATTGAGGTTACAAACACAACGATTGGCACGTTTGGCGTTACGATTGATAGCGAGATAAAATCTAATACCGTTGACATTGATGTTACGGACAATTTTTGGTTCAACAGCGTTGGAACGACGATTGCGTGGACAAACAGCAGCAACACCGTTATACCTTGGTTTAACAACGGGTACACGCTTTACAAGAGCGATGCTCAGCAGTACGGCAAGTACCTAGGTTTGACGATTACGGCGTCTAACGCTTTGTTTACGTTGAACACTCTTGAGCTTGAATATGAACTGAGAGCGAGGTTCTGATGGCACTTCCTGTTACAATCCCCAATACGTTTGCCGGTGCTACATCGGCCATTCCGCTGTCGCAATTGGATAACAATTTTACGACCGTGGTGAACGGCATTAACGGCATTGGCAATGGCACGAACAGCTTAGCCAACGTGTCCATTACGGGCGGCAACATTACAACCTTAACCACCGCGCTGTCAGTAGCCAACGGTGGTACTGGCGCCATTACCATCGCAGCTAACAACGTAGTGTTGGGTAATGGCACAAGCGTAGTTAAGGTTGTTGCGCCGGGTACGTCAGGAAATGTGCTGACTAGTGACGGAACAACTTGGGCGAGTGCAGCCGCTGGCGGTGGTGGTGGTACTGGTAGTTGGATTTATCTTTCTACTGTTAGTGCGTCAAACGTAGCGACGGCGGATATTGAGACTACGTTTGATAGCACTTACGATAATTACGCCATCGTAGCTAGCGCCGTATCAACCATTAGTAATTCAAGACCACAAATGCGATTTAAAGTTAGCGGCTCCTATTCATCATCAACTATATATATGTATGCCACTATTTTTAAC